CAAATTTTATTTAAATTATTTTTTATATATATTTGCAGAAATTAAAAAACCCTCTGAAAGTATCAAAGGGTTTCTTGTTAACTAATTATATAACCAAATCAAATTATGAAATAACATAATTGAAGTAGGTGCTAATATAGGTATTAAATTCATATATACAAAATTTTGCCTATTGAATTCATAGGGTATTAGATTCATAGCTATTAAATTCATAAGCATCTTTTGATGCATCAGGGTAATGAATCTGTTGTATTTCTAAGTGTTTGATGTCATCGTAAGATACTTTTACTATCTCATCTTTTCTACCCCATTTAGATCTAGTATATATTTTCCAATAGTCCTTTTTATTAGTAGTGGTTTCTGTAACACCCCCTACTAAATTCAGAAGATCAGTTCTGTTATATACACAAAATGATTCTAATTCATGTACATAAAAACATATGTAGTCTGCTTTACCTTTTAGCCATCCATCTTTACCTTGTACGTTAGTAAGCTCTAACCAGATTGTATCTAGATGTCTACCACCCTTTACATCTACTCCTTTATCGTTAATATAGAAATCAATATGTTTGTGCATATTTTCATGCCTATTAGATTTTGTTACAGAATTAGATCTGTCTTTCATACAAGTGGCAAAATGTTTCTCAACAAAGTCACCATACTTGAAATCATAATATTGTTTACGCATCATATAAGTTATCTTATAACGTAAGTACCTTTTGGATTGCTACGCAGAAGTAAATACTCAACAGCATACCTCATCGCATCCACACCATGATTGTAAGCATCTCTCGGCTTGACACCCCTGATATCCCAAACATAGTTGTTGAATTCTTTGACAAGGTTTTCTCCATCTAGATTGATGTTGTAATCTTGCATCAAAGCAATCCCTGTTACAATACTGCCCTTCTTCTTCACAGTGGCAGTGCAATTCAACCCTCTTGAATTCAGCTCGGCAATTAGACGAGGTTCGCTGGAGTCTACAACAATAAGTCTCTTTCCTGCATATCTTAAACATAAGTCATATATATTTGAAGTAACTAACCCTTTTCTGTAAAAGTGTTCCTTAACCCAAATTATTTTTCTAGCTTTATCTACTGCAACTTCTGTAAGCACAGATTCATCTCTAGCGAATCCAATATCCAATCCAAAACAACTTATTGGTATCTCCCTATTGAATTGTCCAATCTGCCAATCTTCAAATACAACTCCCTCAGCTTTCTGTAACCAACCACCCATGATTTGGTGTTCGTATTTCTGTGGTCTTCTAGCTTTCATTTCTTTTACTTGATTCACAAAAGACTCTGATAAATGTTCTTCGTTATCTAAGTAAGTAGTATGAATGTAACTTACACCACTTTTAGATCCATTGAATCCATCAGCAATACCTCTGTTCTGAAAGAACCTCTGATACACCCAATGTTCTTTTGTAGTTGGGTTTAGTATAAGTAAAACCCTATTTGCAGATACTTTAGATCTAATACTATAATCTATCTTATCAAAGTTATCTTCTTCCATAAGCTCTTCTGCTTCATCAAGTACAAAAGTATTTACTCCACTTATAGATTTAAGTTTAGCGGTCTGATCTCCACTTGCAGTTTTTATGCCACTAAAATATATAGAAGAACCAGTAACCTTATTTTTTATTTCATACTTGGTTACCTCAAAGTTTTCTATTACTCCCATTAAATTAAGCTTTTCTACAAACTCAGGAATAATCGACATAGAAGCCGAAGTCATGGTGTACCTAGTAAATAGTATTCTATTATCTTTTTCGTACGTTAGAAGTGCTAAAAATACCGTTACTGCGAATGATTTACCTGATCCTCTACCACCAGTAATTACTACGTATCTATCCTTTGTCTGAAACAGACTTTGATACTTTGGATTTAGATTCAGCTTTTGCATTCTCTTTTATAAGATGGTTGATGTCTTTTTTAATTATTGGTAAGTGATAAAGAAGGTGAACTTTTTTCTCTAAGTCCTCAATCTTTTTTTTCATTTGTATTAGAATCGATTCTTTCATTTTCAGGTGTTACATCTATTGTTTTAGGTCTAGCAAAATCTATAACAGGAATATTAACTTTTGTATTAACATCTATCTGTTGCATTTCTTTTGGCTTGCCATATCTATAATTCATAAGATAATCCCACATCTTTGGATTACCAGCTTTAGCTTCTTTGGCAATATGCATCCACATCTTCTCTGCACTACCAAAGTTCTTTCTAATGGCAAAGTCAATCAGACCAGTCATATTATCTGTGATAATCTTTCTAGGTCTACCTTGTCCTCTGCTGACACCTTTTACAGCACCATTGTTTTTTCTACCATCTTGTTTTTTTATTTCTGACATACCTCAATAATATAAATAAATGCTATAAGTATAGCACCTACTAAATAAAACATTGTTCCCATATTAATTTTGTTTTTCTAATTCCCTTTTCATTCTTACGTTTTCTCTTATCAGATCTTCAACGTAATACTTTTTGTTTGTCCACCAAGTATTATCTTTCATTTGTGAACATTCACTTTTTATTTTATGGTATGCTTTTAAATATTTCTTTTCACCATATATCATAAAATTATTAAATATATTATTTATGTTGTGTAAAACTGTTGCGTGGTTTTTATCTAGTGTACTACCAATAAAATCTAAACTATCTTTTGTTAGTTCTTTACACAAACCAAAATACAAAGCTCTAGCATAAACATATTCTCTTCTTCTACATATGTTTTCTAAATCTATATTTAATTCTTCTTCTACTTTATTTCTAATTATTCTATGTTTCATTTTAATAGTAGTAATTTTCTAAATCATTTTCTTTGTGGTAGTAATTGTATTTACTCAATTTTAAGTTTTGTAAATATGTTTTGCATTTTTTCTTAGTAATATAATCTACACCAACATTATCTAAATTATTATTAATCCAATAACCAATTGCAGATTGTGATAAATTTTTATTTTTGTTGTTATACATATTTAAAAGTTTCACTATTGATTCTTTTGGCAATAAACCCACATAATTGTGTAATGCAGAATGAAAATCTTTTGGTAATGCTATTAAATTATTTTCTTCATTATTTTCTCTATTTGCATCTATATGGTGTACATCATAATCTTTAGGTATAGGTTTACCTGAATAACTTTCATAAAGTTTTCTATAATTCATTTCCTTGTTTTTCTATAATCATTATATGCATCAAGTATACCTTGACAACATTCATATTGTTCTAAATCTTCATAGTGTTGTATTATTACATTGATATCATCTTTCACAAGTAAACCTTGTATCAATGACATAATTATATCATCGTAACATTCTTTTCGACTTACTGTTAAAGATTCTATCATAATACTTCTTCTATATATGTGGGTTCAAATTCTGTTTGACCTTTCTCAATTAACCTATAGTTTTCTATGCCATTCATTACAATTTGTTTGCCACTTAAATAAAAATCTTCACTTATAGTGTAGAAACCAAAATCACCAGTATTTCTATCTACTGCTATAAATGTCCAGTTTGTATAATCTATGTTGAACAATTCTGTATAGATATATACTTGAGCTGCATATCCGTAATCTCTAGCATCCCATTTAAACCCTTTTAAATTCCTACAGGTTTTCAAGTCTACTATATAACCATCACCAAGAATATCAGCTTTAGCTCTAAAACAATAACCATTTATCATACCAACTGTTGGTACTTCTTTTTCACTATGTTCTAAAATATGTTCTACTTTTGGACAAGTTAAAAACTGCTCCGCTATTTGTTGCACCTTATAACGATCTGACATTAAATATACTTTGCCATGTTTTTCTTCTGCTTCTTGCCAAACTTTACCTGATCTTCTAGATACATCTACAAACACCTTATCTTCAAATACATCAGGCTCTAATAAATACCAGTGAAACAAACTACCAAAATCGAATTTAGTATCACTACCACCTGTTGAATTGACATACCTGTAATAGTTATTTGGTTTATTAGATAATACTTTTATAGATGAAGAAGAGAGAGAATTCTTCCCCATATAACCATAGTAAAACTCATCATCATACATATTGGTTTCCAATTCTTCCTCTCTCCAAAGTTCTCCATCTAAAGTAACTATCATCTATTTTTTCTGATTTAAGTAAATTTTTCTATTATTCTTTTCGTAAACTACATAATTGTTTTTTCTTAAGAAGGTAGTAGCTTTTTCTATTTTCTTTTTTTTCTTTCTGTAGTGTTCAAAGATATGATTTGTAATTACGTTTCTCATTTCTTTTCTTTTTGTGATTCATATAAATGTTCTTCTTCTTCCCATTGAATTCTTACTCTAGCTTCTTCACCAAGTATTTCTTCTTCTTCTAATAGTTTTTTTATTTCTCCCATATTATAGTTTTAAGATTATATATTTTAATATTGATTCTATCCCTTTTAGTATTTTATTTAAGGGATATTCTAGTAAATAGTAAATTACATATAGCAATACTTTTACTATACAAAATACAACCAATAATATAAAAGCTATAATTAAATGTGGTACTCTAAGTAATATCTTAAGTGCTTTCATATTTTTGCTTATGACACAAATCTATGAAAAATATTTTATATAAAAGTATTTGGGTACACTAGGCATACTTTTTATTACTTAATTTCTATATATATATTATCTTTTTTCACTGGCAAAATGTCTATCCAGTCTACCCATAGGGGAAGGAAGGGCATAACTTTTTTCATTAAATTTTATATTAGAAGGATAAAAGATTTACAGCACCAATTAACGGTTCCCTTCTTGCCCCTAAATTATACATTGGTACCCAAAACTTGTGGACGTTTACAAGCTTATTATATCTTAAATTACTATTTACTTGGATCAAACGTACATTTCCATATAGATTGACATACGGCAAACCTCTGATCTCTATCATTAAATTCAGATATCATCTTAGCATTGTTCATACATCTTCTATTGAAGTCTTGTTTCTCTTCGTACTTTTTAGGTTTCATTCTAAGTGGCATAACTTATTTTTTAGTTTCTTCTAATTCCTTTTGTAGATTAGCTAAAGCTCTCCAAGCCACCTTTGTTGAATGACGTATACCATCATCATCAAATGTACCTGCTTGAAGTAAATGCCTAGTTAATGCATCTAATTCATCTCCTGACTTAGACCTATCCCAATGTAATTCTTTATCAGGGTTATGTTGATTGTTACCCACATAACTACATTTAGATATTTCTCTAATAGCATCAGGAAAGTATTTTAATACACCACTGTAAACTGGCATAGACTTTCTATCTTCTTTAGAAGTAACTATACTGGTATCATTTTGTACGTATGACAATCCTGTCATTTCATCTAAAATTGTATCCATATTATCTATTATATTCTATATATATATCTTCAAGCTTTCTAAGCACGTTGTTTACAAAACATGGTGAACAGCTAGTAGGTTCTACTTTAGGTGCTTTAGGAAATACTCTACCATAAATATTTATTAATGCAACTTGTTCATCTATTGTTATTTGTGATTTATGTGCCTTAAAATGTTTATCTAGATAGGTATATTCATCTTCTGTTAAACATTGTGGTTTGACATAAGGAAACATTTTATTTAACTTCTCTTTCCTTTCCTCACATCCACAGTCTTCACCTAGTATCCACTTAGCCACTTTATCTATACCAGTAGCCTTAAATACTTTTTCTACAGTATCACCAAAACCTTTACTGGTTTTTTTTGCTTTTAAGGTACTCGTACCACTCTTCTCTAACTTCTGATCTAATTTTTTCTTTGCCATTTTTTAATGTATTAAATATTGAACTTAAACTTATTTTTGTAGCAGATGCTATTGTCCTCATAGACATTTGCTCTTTAAAATGTATCTCCCATAGTTTTTTATCATACCAATACCATTTTCCTACTATATTTTCTATTTTACTAATTAATTTGTTAAATGCATTTTCGTAATCCTGTTTATATGTTTCATCAGCACCTAAATTTAAATTGTCTATAGATAAGTCTTTTTTTAATTTATGATATCCTGATAGAAATAAA